ATGAGTCAATAATAGATTTATAGCAGACAACATGGGCATATATTATGATCAAAGCATTTTATAAAAGTAAGAAGTGGGCCTTATGGGCTTATGGAGGAGGCGCTGCATTGATTGCCTCACTATGGATACAAGTACAGATTACTGTAGCCATAAACACATGGTATGGTGGGTTCTATAATCTACTCCAAACTTCCGCAGAGTATAAAGATAAACAGGTAGAAGGCATTGCACTGTTCTATGAAAAGTTAGTTAGTATATCTTACATTACAAATGGGTTTGAAGGTGAACCATCGTTTGCTGTACTGGCATTCCCTTATGTAATATTGGCTGTACTAACAGGTTGGTTCACCAGAATCTATGGACTGAGATGGCGTGAGGCGATTACGTTTGATTATATTCCAAGATGGAGAACAGTAAAGGAAGAGATAGAAGGTGCATCTCAACGTATACAGGAAGATTGTAATAGGTTTGCTAGAATTGTTGAGTCGTTAGGCTTACAAGTAGTAAGAGCTGTGATGACATTGGTGGCATTTATTCCGGTACTATGGGGATTGAGTGAGCACGTTACAATACCATTCTTTAGTCAGATTCCAGGTTCATTAGTATGGGTAACACTTGCTGTGTCTATGGGTGGTTTAGTAATCTCATGGTTTGTTGGTTGGAAACTACCAGGATTAGAATACAACAATCAGAAGGTAGAGGCAGCATTTAGAAAAGATTTAGTATTAGGTGAAGATGATAAGGTCCAATATGCTCAGCCTGATACAATATGGAGTTTGTTTACTGGTATAAAATTCAACTATCATAGACTGTATTTACACTATGGTTACTTTGATACATGGATGATTACCTATGACCAGTTTATGGTTATTGTTCCGTATCTTATTATGGGACCGAGTCTATTTACTGGTGCAATAATGTTAGGTATATTAGTACAGGTATCTAATGCGTTCAGTAGAGTACATGGTGGGTTCGCCTTGTTCTTACATAACTGGACAACAATTACAGAGCTGAGAAGTATTTGGAAACGTCTACATGAATTTGAAAAGAATTTAGATAGGTATGAAGTTAAATAATGTTAGTGGCTGTATATGAAAATAAGAGATACCAAACTGTTTATATACCTTATGAGAAAAAGGAAGAGTTAGAAAAGTTGTTTGCAGAAGAAGGTATTAAATGGTACACAATGGGTTGGAGTGAAGGAGAAAAAGAAAATGTCGAACTTCTTGAAGAATGTAATTAAGGAGACAGGAAATGAATATGGTACGATTGTTAGTGATGGCCTTTCTACCGCTGATGTTAGTGGGTATGTGGATACTGGCTCTTATATTTTTAATGCCCTTGTATCTGGTAGTCTGTACGGCGGGATACCTAAAAACAAAATTACAGCGATTGCGGGAGAGTCTGCGACTGGCAAGACGTTCTTTGTTCTAGGTGTTTGTAAGGCGTTTTTAGAAGATAACCCTGATGGTAGTGTGGTGTTTTTTGAAAGTGAATCAGCTATCACCAAAAATATGATTGAGGAACGTGGTATAGATTCTTCTCGTATGGTGATACTACCTGTGACTACAGTGCAAGAGTTTCGACATCAATCTTTAGCAGTGCTTGGTGCATATGAAGATGATGAAGAACAGAAACCATTATTGATGTGTCTTGACAGCCTTGGTATGTTATCTACAACGAAAGAGATAGAAGATACAGAAGCTGGTAAAGAAACCAGAGATATGACACGGTCACAGATTGTTAAAGCTACATTTCGTGTACTGACATTGAAACTTGGTAAACTTGGTGTGCCATTGATTCTAACGAATCATACCTATGATGTGATTGGTTCAATGTTCCCACAGAAAGAGATGGGTGGTGGTTCTGGTTTGAAGTATGCTGCATCACAGATTATCTATCTGTCAAAGAAGAAAGAAAAGGTTGGAACAGAAATTGTTGGTAATATAATTCATTGCAAAACATATAAGTCTAGATTGACCAAAGAGAATCAGATGGTAGATGTCAGATTATCTTATACAAAAGGTTTAGATAGATACTATGGATTACTTGACTTGGCCGAGAAATATGATATAATAAGTAAAGTATCTACCAGGTATGAATTGCCTGATGGATCAAAGATATTTGGTAAACAGATTAATGAAAATCCAGAAAAATATTTTACGGAAGAAATTATGTCAAAGTTAGAAGATGCAGCGCATAAAGAGTTTAGTTATGGTTGAGCGCAATGAGAAGCTACGTTACTACGCAGCTGCGTTAAAGTACGATACAGTAGAACATAGGAAGAGTGGCGAAGCTGCCTTTAGAATTAGAGAAGGTAAGTTTAAAGGTATAATCTATAATTATGTGGATATTAAATTTCCTATATATGATGATGATGGTGGGATGATTGATCCAGAGTTAGCAGCAGAGTTACCTTTGAGATTTAATTTTGATATTTTATCAAATCCAACAGATTATACAATGGAACAATTGGAAAAAGATGATGAGTTTGGTACTATATTGGGAGATATCTTACTAACTGAATTAAAAGAAGCCTTAGACCGAGATGCACTGAAATTTAATTATGAGAATAGAAACAACAATACTGAGCAATCTACTTTACAATGAAGAATACACTAGAAAGGTAATACCATTTATACGTCAAGAATATTTTTCCGATCATACAGAACGGACTATATTCAAAACGATTAATGATTATGTAGAAAAATATAATAACAGTCCTACAATAGAATCACTTAATATTGATATTCAGAAAGCTGTTTTAAATGAAGATCAACATAAAACGATTCAAGGATATCTTTCTGAACTTTCTCCATCAGAATCAGATTTTCAATGGTTAGTCGATCAAACTGAAAACTGGTGTAAAGACCGAGCCATATATAATGCCATATTTTCTGGCATACAAATTATAGACGGCAAAGATAAGAAACAGACTCCAGAAGCTATCCCAGAAATTTTGTCCGATGCACTTGCAGTATCTTTTGATACTAATGTCGGACATGACTATATCGAACAATCTGATGAACGGTTTGATTTTTATCATACTGTAGAAGAAAAGATTCCGTTTGATCTAGAATTTTTTAACAAAATAACTAAAGGCGGTATGCCGAACAAAACTTTGAATATTGTTTTGGCAGGTACAGGTGTGGGTAAATCTTTAGTTATGTGCCATATTGCTGCATCCACATTAATGCAAAATCTCAATGTATTGTATATAACATTAGAGATGGCTGAACAGAAAATTGCCGAACGTATAGATGCAAACCTTATGAACATTTCCTTGGATGATTTACACGATTTACCAAAGAGAATGTTTACTGATAAGATTGGACGCATTAAGAAAAAGACCAGAGGGCAGTTGATAGTCAAAGAGTATCCTACTGCATCAGCACATTGTGGTCATTTTCGTGCATTGTTAAATGAGTTGGCTCTAAAGAAATCTTTTAGACCAGATATTGTATTCGTAGATTATCTAAATATTTGTTCGTCTAGTAGATTTAAAATGGGTAACAGTATTAACTCATATTCATATATCAAATCTATTGCAGAAGAAATGAGGGGCCTTGCAGTAGAATTTAATATACCAATCATGTCTGCAACACAAACAACAAGAAGTGGGTTTGTATCAACAGATGTAGGTCTGGAAGATACATCCGAATCTTTTGGATTACCTGCAACAGCAGATTTGATGTTTGCAATTATATCTACAGAAGAATTAGAAAAATTAAATCAGATATTAGTAAAACAATTAAAAAATCGTTATAATGATCCAACTATCAATAAACGATTTATTATAGGTGTAGACCGAGCTAAAATGAAATTATATGACGTTTCACAGACAGCTCAAGACGATTTAGTAGATACCGGGCAGGAAGCAGAGACAGTATTCGATAAATTTAAAGATTTCAAAATGTAGAATATATAAATATAAGAAAACTTTGTGGAGTACACATGAAATCTTATCAACAATTTCTTCTTTCTGAAGGAAAAATAGACGCTACGAAATTTGAAGGCGACCTATTAGCAGCTATGGGAGCATCTAGTCCCGGTAGTACAAATGCAAAATGGCCCGCTCATAAAAATTCTAAAGTTCCAGCAGTTGTATTAGCCCGAGGCATAGTAAAAAAGATGCAGAAGGATGGAGTTTCTTTAGGAGACCCAGGTAGAACTTCAGGCGGTTCTTCAAAATCAGATTTAACAGATTTATACCTTAATATGGGAGCTAAGTCAGGTGAACCAAAAACAGATGTACAATTTGGTGGTATGAACTTATCGGTTAAACAGGCTGGCGGAGCTCAAATTATGGCAGCTCAAGGTCCAGAAGCAGCTGCTATTATACAAGCTTCAGTAAAACATATTCCAGGAGTAAGTGCCGAAGCTGCAAAATTAGCAACGGCCGCAGGTGAAATGGTGAAACACGTTTTAGCCTCACCTGGGTTTTATGATTTTAGAGGTGGAGCTGTACGACCATTAGAATTAAGAGCCAAAAAGAAACATGGAGTGGATAAGGTTTCTGAATTGCCAGATGAAGAAAGAGCTAAAATACAGGCAATGTCAAAGAAAGTTGGTGCTGCAGATAAATCTTTAAGTAGAATGTTAGGAATCGGAAGTGAACCAGCATCTAAAAAGGATATAGAAGAATTTGCAGGACTCGCTGTGCAACTTGGTATAGCCGATAAAATAGCCAAAGGTATTCCTGGTTTTCTAGGAGCCGAATCTACTAAACGAGGAATATTCACAGAAGCAGCAACAGGCAAATATAAATTTAAACCTAAATCGTCTATTGCAGATCATATGTTTGCATGGGGAACAGATTTAGAAAATCCGGCATATGGTTTAGAAACTGCTGACCACTTTATAAATGAAGTTCTTTCTGGAGGAGTAAAATACCAATATAATGTCAGAGATCGAGGCGGAGTTAGTTCAGCTAAGGGAAATGCCATGATAGATGCAGGTGCAACCGATAAGATGATAAATGCCAAGGCTCGTGGTGGTTCTATTAGATTTTCTATAGGTAAAATTGCATTGAAAGGATGGCAAAAATTAATAGAAGATGAGAGTTGTATGGTAGATTTGGATGATGGGGAGAGACAATTTATAACAGAAATGACAGATGAATTAGGTGAGATTCATAGAACTTATTTGACAGAAAATATTGAGCAAGTTGAAATGTTTTTGATTCAAGAAGGTTTTTTTGATAGATTAACGGATTTGAAAAAGGCAGCAAAATCTAAAATAGCTGATTATGCAAACAAGGTTAGAGATGCTGTTACTTTTGTAGTAGACAAATTGAAAGAGTGGATTAAATTTGTTGGAGAATGGACTATGAAATTAGCTAAAAATCCTGGTGCGTTTATGACAGTGTTTCAGTTAGATCCACAAATAAGATTCGACTATAACTTTATATCTGCATAACTGTAAGAATTTAGGAAAATAAAATGTATAGATCAGAAAGAAATACAATCAGACAAGTATTAGGTGAAGCTAAAGGATATGGTGTAGGTGTAATATACTGGGATGATCCACAGTTTGATCCAGAGAATCCTACAGTAGCAATTCGTGGCTATGGTACAATGTCTATTGATTTTCTACAAGAAAACATTGCTAATGAGTTGGCAGAATTATCAAAGAAAACAAAGACTGGTGGATTAGATATTGTAGCAAATCATTTTTTACTTGATGAGAAAAGTGCGTTCATGTATAAAGTAAAAGCCTATATGGACGTGAAACAAGAATTAAGTTCGTCTAAAGTAAAACGTAAACTTACCATGATGAAAAAGAAATAAGCCGATACATATTAATGCTAAAACTAGAAGAAGATAATGAAAACATTTAAACAATATTTAAGTGAAGAAGGGCCAGTTGGTGATGGTGATTGCTTTCATGTTGCTGGTAGGGCAATGATAGATATGACTGATGAGCAAGAGGTGTATGGTATGAAATTAGTTCATGCTTTTGTTTATGGACAAGGTCCACTGGAAGGTAGACGGTTTGAGCACGCATGGAACGAACAAGGTTCTACCTGTCTAGATAATAGTAACGGTCAGAAAACAGTAATGAATAAGAAACAATACT